CTTCAGCTCAGACGGAGTCACTAGCACCCACGCATACTATTCCAGACCCTCTGTCACCATCCATAGAGGAAGACCCCCTCGGTCTTAAATCAGCATAGTCAAAAAAAATATATAAAAAAATGCAGGACTTTAGGAATGAAGAATGCAGGACTATAGGACTGAGGAGCGAAGCGATGGATCCAGTTAGTAAGTATTTAGCATTAATGGAACGCAAGAGACAGCGTTTAATTAGAACTATTTTAGGGGGTCATCATAAACGTTTCATATGCCACCCCACTAAAGTACTAAATCCTAAGATGATTGCAAAACGAAAGGATCTAAATTACGAACAGTGTTTAGAACTTAAGATGACAAAAAACCAGGCAAACGTATTTATATTTATAGATGAGTATTGGAAAATGAGGGGATATGGGCCGACTGTGAGAGAGGTGATGGAGCATAGGAAGAGTAAGAGTTTGGGGAGTACGCACGAGATAATAGATCGGCTGATAAAGCTTGGAGTGCTGAAGAAGATGAAGGGGATGGAGAGGAGTGTGCGCCCGGTGTATATAAACTTTAGGAATTTAGATGTCCCAGATTGAAGAGTTGTTGTCTCGCTTGCCGGCTACCGAGCAGGAGAAGTTCTTAAAGCAGATGACGGAGTATAAGGATGCGCTTCAGCGGGAGAAGTGTCAGCAGAGCTTTTTGGATTATGTGAAATATATGTGGCCGGGGTTTGTGCACGGCAGACACCACGCGGTGATGGCTAAAAAATTTGAGGAGGTGGTGCATGGAAATTGTAAACGTCTTATTATCAATATGGCTCCTCGGCATACTAAGTCTGAGTTTGCATCTTACCTTTTGCCTAGTTGGTTCCTTGGTAACTATCCTGATAAGAAGGTTATCCAGTCGAGTAACACTGCCGATTTGGCTGTTGGCTTTGGTAGAAAAGTTCGTAATTTGGTGGATAGCGAGCAGTACGATTCTATTTTTCCTGGTATTGCTTTGGCTGCTGATAGTAAGGCCGCTGGTAAGTGGAATACCAATGCTCAGGGGGAATATATAGCGATTGGTGTAGGCGGTACGATGACGGGTAAGGGTGCGGACTTAATGATTATTGATGATCCCCATTCTGAACAAGAGGCAAGACTCGCCCAGGGAGATCCGACTGTATTTGATTCTGTGTTTGAGTGGTATACATCTGGCCCTCGTCAGCGTTTACAGCCGGGCGGGAGAATTGTGATTGTGATGACCCGCTGGTCGGATAAGGACTTAACGGGGAAAATTTTGCGTAACGCCTCCGGCGAGGACTGGGAGGTGATTGAGTTACCCGCGATTATGCCGTCTGGTAATCCGCTATGGCCGGAGTTTTGGCCACTCAAAGAATTGATGGCGGTCAAAGAAGAGATCGGTATATATAAGTGGAACGCCCAGTACCAACAGCAACCGACTGGTGAAGAGGGTGCAATTATTAAACGGGAATCTTGGAGACGGTGGAAGAGTGAGATCCCTCCTCCTTGTGATTTTATTATTCAGAGCTGGGATACGGCGTTTACAAAATCGGAACGGGCAGATTACTCTGCGTGTACGACCTGGGGTGTGTTTAGTTTAAATGAAGACCCGACAGATAAACATATTATTCTCCTTGATGCATATAGAGATAAGCTGGAATTTCCGCAACTTAAGAAAGCCGCGCTGGAAGGATATAAAGAGTGGCAACCGGATGCGTTTATTGTTGAGGCAAAAGCAGCTGGTGCGCCGCTTGTGTTTGAATTAAGATCTATGGGAATCCCGGTTAGCGAGTACACTCCTACCCGTGGCAATGACAAATTTGTACGTTTAAATAGCGTGGCCGATTTGTTTAATTCAGGAAAAGTGTGGGCACCTGATAAAAGGTGGGCGGATGATTTAATTGAAGAGATGGCCAGGTTCCCGAACGCGGAGCACGATGACTATGTGGATAGTTCTAGCCAGGCGCTGATTAGATTTAGGCAGGGTGGGTTTTTAAGATTACCCAGCGATGAGGAAGAAGAACCTCAATACTGGCGTAGACGTAAAGCATATTATTAAGGTGATATATGTTAGATAAAGCATTGTATTCAAACGTTCCGCAACTCAATACCGTTGAACCGGATATCGAAATTGAAGTTGAAAATCCAGAGGCTATGCACGTTGGCATTGGCGGGATTGAGATTGATTTAGATCCCAAGCATGAGCACGAGGGGTCTAATGATTTTTATGCTAACTTGGCTGAAGATATGGATGAGGGTGAACTCCAATCTTTGGCGGGTAAGTTAATAGAAGAAGTGGATGCGGACGTTCATTCTCGCAAGGACTGGGCTGAAACATATGTCAAAGGTCTTGAAGTATTGGGGATGAAATATGAAGAAAGAACGGAACCTTGGAACGGAGCTTGTGGTGTTTTCAGCACGGTGCTTACAGAGGCTGCCATTCGTTTCCAGGCGGAGACGATTACTGAAACGTTTCCTGCGGCTGGCCCGGTAAAGACTGAAATCATGGGGGCGATTGACCGCCTCAAGATGGAGAGTTCACAGCGCGTTCAAAATCATATGAACTACTACCTGGTAGAGAAGATGCCAGAGTATCGTCCTGAACATGAACGTCTATTACTTAACCTGGGATTGATTGGATCGGCATTTAAAAAGCTTTATCCAGATCAAAACTTAGGTAGACCGGTTGCCATGTATGTCGGCGCAGAAGATTTAATTATGCCGTATGGGTCTAGTGGTGTTATGCACTGCGAGCGCGTGACCCATATGATGCGCAAAACCAAAAATGAAGTACATAAATTACAAGTAGCCGGCTTTTATCGTGATATAGAGCTGGGTGAACCCGTCCATATCCCCACGGATATTGAGAAAAAGAAAGCTGATGAGGCTGGGTACTCAATTACGGATGATGATAGATACCATTTGGCTGAGATTCACGTTGATTATGTGCTGCCAGGTGACGAAGATGAGGATGAAATAGCCCGTCCTTACGTCATTACTATAGAAAGAGGGTCAAGAAAAGTACTTTCTATCCGTAGAAACTGGGAAGAGAACGATAAAAAGTACTTAAAGCGCCAGCATTTTGTTCAATATACCTATATTCCTGGCTTTGGAGCGTATGGTTTTGGTTTAATTCACCTAATTGGTGGTTATGCTCGCGCCGGAACGATGATTATTCGTCAATTGGTGGATGCTGGATCACTGGCTAACTTACCTGGCGGTCTAAAAGCGCGTGGATTGCGCGTAAAAGGGGACGATACACCGATTGCTCCAGGAGAATTCAGGGATGTAGACGTTCCTGGTGGATCTATTAAAGATAACATCATGACGTTGCCGTATAAAGAACCTAGCCAAGTGTTGGCTGCGTTACTTGGTACGATTACAGATGAGGCAAGAAAGCTTGGCGCTATCTCTGATATGAATATCAGCGATATGTCAGCGAATGCACCGGTTGGAACTACGCTTGCTCTATTAGAGAGACAGCTTAAGACCATGAGCGCGGTACAGGCTAGGGTTCATTACTCTATGAAGCAGGAATTCAAACTGCTCAAGCCGATGATCCGCGACTTTGCACCAATGGATTATGAATATGATCCTGAAAAAGCAGACAAAAGCGCGAAGCAAAGTGATTACGACATGGTTGAAGTTATACCAGTCAGTGATCCCAATAGTTCTACGATGGCGCAAAGGCTTATGCAGTACCAGGCTGCAATGCAGATGGCACAGCAAGCGCCCCAGATCTATAACTTACCCAAGCTACACAGGCAGATGCTGGATGTAATTGGAATACCAAACGCCGAGGATATTGTTCCTACTGAAGACGATCAAAAACCAAGAGATCCAATATCAGAGAACATGGCTTTCTTAAAAGGCAAGCCAACCAAGGCGTTCATGTATCAGGATCACGATGCACACATTGCAGTTCACCAGGCAATGATGCAAGATCCTTTACTACAAGCGCAGATTGGTCAAAGTCCTATGGGTCAACAGATGGGTGCAGCTATCATGGCGCATATATCTGAGCACTTGGCATTTCAGTATAGAAATAAGATTCAACAACAACTGGGTGCTACGCTTCCTGCTCCAGATGAAGATATGCCGCAAGATCTTGAGGTTCAAATATCTCAGCTCACCGCGCAAGCAGCTCAGCAGGTACTTGCTCAGAGTAAAGGCCAAGCAGCTCAACAGCAAGCCCAACAGCAACAACAAGATCCTCTGGTTCAAATGCAACAAGCTGAATTGCAAATTGCTCAGATGGAAGCTCAGACTAAGGCTAAGAAAGTTGATGGTGACTTGGCTATTAAACAGCAAGAGTTACAGATCAAGATGCAACAGGCTCAACAAAAGGCCGGGCCTAATCCGCAGATTGAAGAGCAAGCAAAGATTGCTGAGACACAGCAGAACTTGCAGACCATTGCTCAACAACATCAGCAAGATTTAATCCATAAGCAACAACAGCACGAGCTTGATATCCAAATGCTGCAACGTGAACACGCACAACGCATGGAGCAAGAACAGCAGATGGCTAGGATTAGAGCGGCGCAGGAAATGCAACGCATGGATATAGCGGCGGAGACAGCTAAGAAGATGAGCGATATCCGAGAGAGGCAAGCCGACCAGCAAGCCAAGCAGCAATCCAAAGCGCAAAACGTTCAGAAACAAGAACCTAAAAAGGGTGAATGATGGAACAAAAAATACTTGAGCATCTACTGGGAAAGATCAAACAGATCGAAGATCAGTATGCGGTTGCTATGGTAGGCAAGAGCGCTAGAGATTATGCTGAATATACAGAGATGTGTGGTGTCTTCAGGGGCTTGTCCCTTTGCAAAGGAGAGATAGACACCATGATGAGACGTTTCAAGGAACAAGAAGACAACGAATAACCAAGTGAACCGATATGGCGGGGGCGTATCGGTAAGCTATTTTGTAGCCCCCTGCGGAGAAAAAATATGGACTTTAATGTTCAAGCCGTAGACTTGTCTGGCATTCTTAACAAGAAAGCAGAGGACAAAGCTACTCAGCTTCCCGAACCCAAAACGTTTCATTTGCTGACGGTACTGCCTGAAGTGGATGAGAAGTTTGAAGGAGAAGGAGAGTTGATTAAAGCATCACAGACCATGCACTTTGAAGAAGTACTGACACCGGTATTATTCGTAGTGAAGATGGGGCCTGATGCATACAAAGATGAAACCAGATTTCCATCTGGGCCATCATGCAAAGTCGGTGACTTTGTTATTGTCCGCCCCAATTCTGGTACGCGGATCAAGATACACGGCAAAGAATTTCGCTTGATCAAAGACGATCAGGTGGAAGCTACCGTGCAAGATCCCCGCGGCATTCAACGAGCAGCATAAGGAAACAACATGGCAACTGAATCAAGAACATTTAAATTTCCAGACGAGCAAGAGGGCAAAGACATTGAGATCGAGCAAGAGCCTGAGCTTGAAATTGTTGACGATACTCCTGAACCAGATCGGGGCCGCAAGCCGGCTGACGAACCACCAAAGGAGTTTTCCGATGACGAGTTGGAAACATACAACGATTCTGTAAAGAAAAGAATCAAGCACTTTACCAAAGGCTATCACGATGAGCGCCGTGCAAAAGAGGCGGCTTTCCGTGAGCGCGAGGAAGCTTTAAAGCTGGCGCAGTCTGTTGTTGAAGAGAATAAAAAGCTCAAAGGTTCTTTGAACCAAGGGCAAACAGCTCTACTGGAACAGGCCAAGAAAGTCGTGGATAACGAGATCCAGGCGGCCAAGAACAAGTACAAGGCGGCATATGAAATTGGTGATGCAGATGCTTTGGCTGAGGCACAAAGTGAACTAACTGCGGTAACCATTAAGGCAAGAGAATTACATAATTTTAAGCCGACCCCTTTACAAGAGGAAAGAAATGAGGTACAAACGCAGGTAACGCAACCACAGCAGCTAGACCGAAAGGCGGAGGCGTGGAAAGATAAGAATCCTTGGTTCGGCTCAGATCGGCGTATGACCAGTTATGCGCTTGCCATACATGAGGAACTCACACAAGATGAGCGTTTAAATCCATCGAGTGAAGAGTATTACCGAAGAATTGATTCCGAAATGCGTACTAGGTTCCCAGATGCTTTTGATAGCGGCACTGAAGTGGATGCATCTCCTCCACCACAGAAAAAGTCGATTGTTGCACCTGCTTCTAGGAGTACAGCATCAAAGAAAATCGTACTTACTACAAGTCAGGTAAATATCGCTAAAAGGCTTGGTGTCTCATTAGAGGACTATGCCCGTCAGGTTGCTAAACAAAGATCAGGAGCTTAATCATGTCAGAACAAAATCGTAAACCCAGAGAAACAGAAACCCGTGCAGTAGCACAAAGACCAGATGCCTGGAGACCTCCAGAGCAGTTACCGATGCCGGATCCCCGTCCTGGATGGGAGCACAGATATATCCGCATTAGTATGGTTGGAAATGCTGATCCTAAGAATATTTCTATGCGGATGCGTGAAGGTTATGAGCCTTGCAAAGCCGAAGAATATCCTGAGTTGATGATGCACGAAGTGAATGACGGGCGATTTAAAGGTGGCATTGAAGTCGGTGGACTGTTGTTATGCAGAATCCCCGCTGAGTTTGTTAAGCAAGCGCAGGATTACTACGCGAACCAAAACAAAGCTCAGATGGAGTCTGTTGACAATACTTTCATGCGCAATAGTGATCCAAGGATGCCTCTGTTTAAAGACAGACGTTCCGAGGTGACGTTCGGTAAATCTTAATTTTAGGAGTCCTTAAATGGCATATCCAACTGTCTCGGCCCCATACGGGTTCAAGCCGGTCAATCTGATCGGCGGACAGGTATTTTCTGGTTCTACCAGAAACTTACCTATTCAGTACAACTACGCAAGTAACTTGTACTATGGTGATATTGTTAAATTGGTTCGTGGCTTTGTTGTGCAATCTACCATTACTACAAGTACTGGTGTAAGCACATGGGGTACAGATGCACCTACAGACAATATCGTTGGTATTTTCTTAGGCTGTTCTTTCACAGATCCAGTTACTAAGCAAAAACGTTATAGCCAATACTGGCCCGCCAACACATTGGCTGGTGATGCAGTAGCTATCGTTGCTGATGATCCTGATCAAGTTTTCCGCGTAGTAGCTTTGGCTTCTGGTGGTACTCTTGCTTCTGGTTCTTTGGCTTTGATTGGTCAAGACGTAGCTATCAACCGTTCATGGTCTGCTGGTACAGGTAACGTTAACACTGGTGATTCATACATCGGCGTTACATCACCTGCATCTTTGACAACTACAGCGGCTGTACCAATCCGTGTATTGAACGTTGTGCCTGATACTGTTGTATCTTTGGGTACTACTACTTACACAAGCATTTCTTCCACGACCATTACCTGCGCTGCAATTCCAAACGCATTGCCAGTTGGTACTGATATTGGAACTCTTGCTGCTAACGGCCAATACATTTCCTCTGGCAGCTTTGTTGCATCAGCAGCAACAGCCGGTGCGACATCTATTTCTGTAAACGTAGCACCAAGCCCAGTAATGGTGGCATCTTCAACCCTAGTATTTAACCAATACCCTGAGTTACTCGTTAAGTTTAACTTTGGCGTTCATGGTTACTACTACCCAGTTACAGTTTAAGGAGTAACATAAATGGCTATTTCACGCGCACAACTGCTTAAAGAGTTACTTCCTGGACTGAACGCATTGTTCGGATTAGAGTATGCCCGTTATGGGGAAGAGCATAAAGAGATCTACGAAACAGAGACATCTGAGCGTAGCTTTGAAGAAGAGACCAAGTTATCCGGTTTCTCTGCTGCACCAGTCAAGAACGAAGGCTCTGCCATCGCTTATGACAATGCACAAGAGGCATGGACAACTCGCTATAACCACGAGACTATTGCTCTTGGATTCTCAATTACCGAAGAGGCTATTGAGGATAACTTGTACGACAGCTTGTCTGCTCGATACACCAAGGGTCTTGCTCGCGCTATGGCCTACACCAAGCAAGTTAAAGCCGCTGCTCCTTTGAACAACGGTTTCAACTCTGCATATGTTGGTGGTGACGGCGTTTCTTTGTTTAACTCTGCTCACCCATTGGTGAACGGCGGTACAAACAGCAACAGCCCATCTACCCCTGCTGACTTGAATGAGACTTCTCTTGAGAATGCCGTCATTCAGATCGCTGCATGGACAGATGAGCGTGGTCTTTTGATCGCTGCTAAGCCCAAGAAGTTGATTGTTCCACCTGCACTACAGTTCGTTGCAACTCGTTTGCTCGAAACTAAACTGCGCGTTGGTACAAACAACAATGACATTAACGCTATCGAGAACAATGGTTCTATCCCAGAAGGATACACAATCAATCACTTCTTGACAGCGCCTAATGCATGGTTCTTGTTAACCGATGTAC